CACAGAGTGGCTTGTTGGTGGTCATCTCCGAGGAATCGTAATAATCGAAACCTTGTGCCATGATACCGACGTTGCCGTTCAGCTGGAGGACCAAGTTATCCCGAGTAACTTCGCCGATCCCTTGGCTCACCAAATACTGAAGGAGGTGACTGTTGTCTTCAGGGCTGAACGTTACTTTATCGAGACCATTAATCAACATCCCGATAAGACCTAATTTCTGATAAGGACTCATTCTGCCTCCTGAACTTTAATAGAGACGCTACCTTTAAACACAACGGAGCGACGAGCTTCCACGTGCAACCAACCATCGGTGGTGGAGAGGTCTACGTCAACACGGTACAACCCACCTAGTCCAACGTACTCAATCCACGTATTGAACAACTTGGTCAAGTCATCCGTGCCGTCCGGTTCCAATCCCACCACTGGAGGATCCTGAATAGTAAGGGGAGTGCCCAATACTTCAACGATCTCTTCCGGTGTAGGATCTGACCAATCACGACGAACAATCCCAATAAGGGACTGAGGATTACCCTCGAAGAGTTCATTCAGGGAAACGCGCTCAAACACAAAGACCTCTTTAGGAGGGCCTGGAAGCACGTATTTGAAGAGTTCTTCGTTAATAGCTACCTTGTTACCAAACTTCGGGTTAAAGCTCTCACACGCAACAGTGGAAAGCCCAGCGCCTATCAGAGAGGGAAGGTTTACCAGATTAAGCCGCATAGACCTTCTCCTTAATTAACGGCAGCCTTGAGTAGGTCGCCAACGGTGTTAAGCGATCGGTAAAGACAGTTTTCAAATGTCCGGATGTCATCAAGGCTATTGCGGATGACCGTCGAGAAGACCTTGTGCACGCCACTCGTGATAGACTTAGCGTTCTTGAGGAAGGTCAAGGTATCGACCATCTCCTTCTCAAGCTTCTGCAAGTCGACCGTCATCTTCTTCACCAGTGCCAAGTTGCTCACGGTCTCTTTACGGATCTCTTCGACCGTAGTGACGGTGGTAGTGAAGGTAGCAGCGTGGAAGTCACGACGGCTAGAGTTGACCGGGGAATAAACAATCCGACCAATACCAAAGCGGAAGTCATCTTGGGTGATGAATGTTGCCTTATCACCAGTAGCGGACTTACCAAAGATCTCTCGGACCTTACCCTGATAGGCCAGGGTAGCCTTGACCATATCAGCCACTGGGTTGAAGGCCTTGGCCATGCGCTCCAGCAGGTTCAAATGCTCACCCAGCAAAGTGGCGTAAGTATTGCTGTTAGTGATCCCCTTAGCAATACGACTATTGGTTTCACTAACCCAACCCAAATCACCCGCCGGTTTACCGGAAACTGTTTTAGGGTAGATGTAATAAGTGGTCTGAGGGTAATGGATCTCACCCGTCTTGATCCCCTTATCCTTAAGCCGGTGATCTATTTCCCGTAACTTGTTGTCGATCTTCTTTTCTTTAGCGGAGAAGAAACTCCAGATCCATTTAAAGAAATCCTTAACCATCTGGATAACTTTGTCAACCCCGTTCTTGATCGAGGACCAGATACCTTCAGCGCCATTGACAGTACCCATCTCAGCCGCAACAACAGCTTGTGAATGCAGGATATAGTTATAGTACTTCTCGGTACCACTGACTTGATCGTTCTCGGCAGAAAGTTCCACCATTAACGGCTGTGCTTCAACGGCATCGAACTCTTCACGATCCTGATCAGAAATATCTTTCAGGGTCGGAGTTACGATATACCGCAAAGGAGCCACGCTTTGCCCATTCATGTGAGTTACCTGTCGAGTGGATAATTAGCACATAGCATCAAAATGCAAATAGAAAGAAGACTAACCCGCCCGCCCCAGAGGGCAGGCGGGTTAGGTTCAACGCACCGATGGCGATCAGAAGTGAGCTTTAACAGCGCCCAGGATCTGGTTGGCCAGGTAGATGTACAGACGGTCGACGGACGAGGTCAGGGTAGACGACGACACGTAGATCGCTTTGCACAGTTCGATTGCTTTCTTCGCGCTTTCACGCTTGGCGTCGCCTTCGCTGTGGTCGCCCTTGATCTGAACGTTCAGAGTGCCGATGACACGGTCACGTTCAGCCTTGGAGAACTTGGCGGAGACTTTGCTTTCGCGCAGCTCAGCAACGTAGTCATGCACGCCTTTCAGAGTGCTTTCCAGTTGAGCTTTGCTGGCCTTGATTTCGGTTTCGCCTTTGGTGAACTTGCCGGCGTCGTCGGTCTTGCCGAAGGTCAGCTTGATCGAACGAGCGGCGGAAACAGCTTCGCCTTCGGTTTCGAACTTCTCGTTGAACGAGGCGAACACGCGGAAACCAGCATGAACCATCAGGACCGAGGTCTTGTCGGCGGTCTGGTTGACGTTTGGCTTACCAGCAGCCTTGGCCAGTTCTTTGATGTCGTCGGTCACTTTCTTGTAGGCAGTGCGGAACTGGCCTACGTCGATGCCGTCCAGCTTCTTGCTCAGGTCCATGAAGGCCGGCAGGGAGCTGGAGATCAGATCGAACACGCCAGCATGCAGGATGCCGTCGATGCCGCGCAGACCAGCGGTAGCGTAGTCGCAGCCGATGTTCCAGGAGCCCAGCTTGATCTTCGACTTCGGCTCTTTGGAGCTGATGGTCGCGGCCACGGTTTTGGCTTGACGCTCGAGGCCGTCAGCAGTCGACTTCAGACCGATGAAGAAGTTGATCATGCTGTTGAAGATGCCTTTGATGAACTCAATGGCCTTGGAAGCACCGGCTTTGATGGTTTCCATGAAACCTTCAACACCGGCAACCGAGTACATCTTGGCCGAGACCAGGTCGTTCAGCGATTCAGCGCCGCAGCGGTTGAAGTCACGGCCACCCAGTTGGGTGTTCAGCTTGACGCAGCGGTTGTAGCGATCGGCGAAAGCCATGCCGTTGAAAGCGGTGGTACCGGAACGCATCGATTCCACACCGGCCACTTCTTCAACCAGTTCAGCCAGGATTTCTTCGTGCTCTTCCAGAACTTCGGCAGCTGCTTCTGCTGCTTGTGCAGCTTGCTCAACAACAACTTGAGCTTCGGCGGTATCGGCGCGTGCTTGTTCAACGGCTGCTTCGATGTTGTCGCCGCCACCGAGGTTGGTGTCAGAACCGCCACCGAGGTTGTCGTCGCCGCCAGTGTCGCCGCCGTTCAGGCTTTCAGTACCAGCTACCATCATCAGGTAGTCAAGGGAGGATCGTGCCATTTCCATGTATCCTTTTCGTTAACGAAGAGAGGGGTTGTTTATAAACAATTAAGCGAAGACTCCAAGCACACCATGAATGTACTTGTCGACATAGCCGACAACACGTGGAGTGAATCCGCTATAAAATGCGAGTGCCCCTTGGTTGCCGTTCATGAGTTTCTCACATTCACCAAGGATCGTTTTGCTGACCTTGTCCAATTGGCTCAGGTTGCCATCGACACCCTTGACCATGTCAGCCCACGACTTGATGAAAGCCGTGTAACCGTCATAGGATTCCTTAACCTTCAAAAGGAGGTCGTTAACCTTATCCAATTTGTTCATGATGTCGGAGATTTCACCCTTCGACATACTGACGGTTTTGGCTTCACCAGAGGCCGCGTCGCCACCCATAGAGTACTTCGGAGTGCCTTCATCGGAGAAGATAAAGACACGCCCACCAGGGAGGACTTCCGACTTAAGCGCCTTACCCATGTTGTTACCCAATTTGAACGCGGGGTATTTCAACCCTTCGAACTCGTCGATAATCACATGGATCTGTTCGGCTCTTTTAGCGGTCTTCAACTTCTTGAGAGTGATGAGTTCCTTATCCAGGTAATCCATCACCTCTTTGTTGTGAGCAACCCACAGCTCGAGTGTCTTGGCCAACGTCTCCATGTCATGAAGAATGTGGCTCGCGTCACCCGAGACTGTGATAAGGGCAGCTTTGACAGCGGGGATCTTGAGATCCTTATCCGATGTCTTGGCCACGTCCTTGAGTACGTTCTTGATGAGCGTACCGTTTTCCGAGAAGGACTTAGCCAGCTGATTACCCGCAGCAGTGAAACCTTTCAGCGCGAGGTCCAGAGTATTACCACCTACCCATTTCCCCGCAGCAAACAATCCACGCCCTACCGCACTCATGGCGTTGACTGCATTATCCTTAACGTTCTGGAAGTCTTCATTGCCAGCAACTGCAATAAGACTACGCCCAAGACGACCTAACTCACTGTTAGACCGGCTCAGTTCCAGATGCTGTTCAAGGCAAACAGCCAATTGAGTCTTGTTACCTGAACTCATGACCGTTCCCCTTTACTCGGCGTTAACCTTGATGGAATTGTTGCAGATCTGAATCAGACCGTTGATGATCAGAGTCAGGTAGTTAGCCACCCCAACACGGATCGTCAGCAACTCCATCTGGTTGTGGCGGATCAGCGCCCCGAACCACTTGGCGATGTACATCCGAGTGGTCTCATCGATTTCGGCGTCGACGATACCTTTGATGATGTCGTTGAAGTCAGCGTCGCCAACCTTGAACTTCTCACCCTTCTCGAACATCCCGCTCCAGTCTTTCAACATAGCGCGCAACGACTTGATGATCGCTTTGATCTCGCGGCTGGACAACGCTTTGATCTCGCTACCGACCTGGTCGTGAACTTGAGGTGCGTTGTTCTCGAACCCAGTGCAGTCGTTCTTGATGTGGAGGTCGACGTACTCGCTGATCAGGTCCATGGTTTCGCAACGCTTCGGACGGTTCTTCAGACGGGTATCAAAGAAGTACGCGCCACCCATCAGTTCCACGGACTGCTTACTGGTAACCAGCAGGCTTTCGTGTGTACGGTTAGGGTAGGTGCACTCTTTGAACGGGATGTCTGGGATCGCGATCGGAAGCTGCTGGAGGCGTTCCAAGGCAGCCTCTTGAGACAACTCAGTAAACCCACCGAAGTAGCTCATCAGCGCGTTCAGGGTCTGCTTGTTGTTCAAGTAGTAACCCGTGCTCAGCGCCGAGATGGTACCGCTCAACTTATTCAGGTTACCGGTCCAGTCGGTGCTGACCTTGCCATTCACCTTGAACAGGTTGAACAGGCGGAACTCCAGGATGAAGGAGTTGGTGCTAATGAACTCAGGGTAACTGTTGATCTGTGTTTCCAGCAGATCCAGCGCCTTGTTCAGGTTGTCTTCAGACTGAGTGAAGATAACCCAGGTATCACGGAACGCAGAACCGATCTGCATCGCCACTTCACGGGAGTCCTTGAAGAACTGGGTCAGGAAGTTCTCACAGCCCGCTTGACGAGTGAACAGGAAGTTCTTCGGCAGCAGGGTATGGCCCAAAGCTTCGGCGCCTTGTACTTCTTCAAAGCCGTGTTCCAGCGGGATATCAACACCAGCACGCACCAGGCGTTTATCAATGTTGTCAACCAGCGCAGGACTGACTTCGTAGGCTTCCACGGTATCTAGGAGCTTTTGGGCTTCCAGAACACGGTCAGCAGAGTTGTCGAGGGCGGTTTGTACTTCGTTCAGCTGGATGGTACTGCGGAGTGCATCGAACAGCTCGACAGACTTCGCGGAGTTAACCGCCGCCATCTGGGCCGCTAGTGTATCGTTATCATTGTCCATAGTAAGTACCGCCGCCAATAAGTTGAAGGAATCGAATAACGTGAGCTGGACCAATCCCTGCCATCAGCTGGAAGAAGTCCGAGTCGTGAACCACATAGCCATCTTCCAACAGGGCCAGGTTACCCGACGTACGCTTCGAAGGGGTGTACGCAGCCAAACGGGTCTTAACCACCGCCTTAGCTTTGTTCTCCTCGAAGTTAATACAGGTAATCAACGGAGTAGCGGACAACTTACCGTTGACGAAATGGACAATGTCTTTGATCAACGTTGCCAAAGGACCCGAACCACCGTTGTAGTTGGCTTCCATAAACTGCCGGAAACTACCACCCATCACTCGCTTTGCTTCTCGCATGGTTTCGATCGAGATATCGCCGCGGATAACCAGACTGAAATCCAAGACTCCGTCCTGACGCATCAGAGCAAAGTTCTTGAAGATGTTATCCAGTTCCGTGTCGCTCATCGTGTCGCTTACGAAACCATTGCCGAATAGACGATAATTAGCCATTGGCGCTCCGATACATGTTGTCGATCTCGGCGATACGAGTAGTACCTCTCAAGATGCGGTCCTGATAGTCCTCGATGCGCTCATCCAGATCAGCGTCGTTGGTCCCGTTCTTCTGGTTGACCGCTTGGTTGATCTTCATCGCGAAGTGCTCGTTGTTCAGGCGGATCTGTTCGATCTCCTCAACGTGGCTCTTCATGCGATTCAACTTCCACCAGTACTTAGGGTTGAAGTTGTGGATACCCAACCCCTGGGTGGTTAGCATGGTGCGCATGCCG